CGGCTTATTGGGCTGATAAAGTTAAATGGTAATCAGGAGAATACTATGCCATACGGTAAAGGTACATACGGTAGTAAAGTAGGAAGACCACCTAAGAAAAAAAAGACAGCAGTTAAGAAAAAGCCTAAGAAATAGCTTGACTTTCTTAGTAAACTATGGTATAATATTACTATAATATACATTAAGTATGTTATTTAAATTATTAATTAAAGCTGTCCATTAAGGAGAAACAGTAAATGACTGATGTAGAACTAGAGAAGTACTATCGTTCCTTTGAAGAGATGTTCCGTTCAGATGGTTGGAAGAACTTAATGCAAGACTTTAAAGGAAGTGCAGAACAGGTCAACTCCGTAGAAGCCTGTAAAGACGACAAAGACCTTAACTTCCGTAAGGGACAACTTGTAGTCATGGCTAATATGCTGAACCTAGAGTCACAGATAGAAACAGCTAAACAACAACAAGAAGAACAAGACGACTTAGAAGAATGAGACGTTTATACGACTTTCAATGTGACAACGGACACGTCAACGAGTTTCTTAGAGGCTCAGACGTAGAAGAAGTTGATTGTCCTGATTGTGAGTTGAAGGCTAGAAAGATTGTTACACCTGTAAAAGTTAATCGTGGTAAAGACTCTTGGAAGGAAACACGGAAGTGGGCTAGACAAAGAGAGTCACACATGAACGCTAACAAATCGTAACACAATAACGTAAGGTTAACTCTCGACCATAGAACCCTTACACTTAATACACCTCCATAATGATATTAATCACGGAGTTTAATAATGGCAAGACTAATAGATGAGCGTCCAGAAGACGTAGAAGAGAACGACATTGACACAACGCTAGAACAAGAACCTCAACTTGAGGCAACTCTTGAAGAACCTGAGTCAGACATACCTGAGAAGTATCAAGGGAAGAGTACAGCCGAGATAGTAAGGATGCACCAAGAGGCTGAGAAACTTTTAGGTAAACAAAGTTCTGAAGTGGGTGATTTACGCAAAGTTGTTGATGACTACATTCAGACACAACTCACCGACACTGAAACACAAGCAACAAATGCTGACGAAGAAGTAGATTTTTTCTCTGACCCCGACAAGGCAGTCGAGAGAGCAATTAATAATCACCCGAAGATTAAGGAAGCTGAGAACATCAGCAACCAGTATCGACAATCAACGGCTATGGCTACACTGCAAACAAAACACCCTGAGATGCAGGGAATCTTGCAGGACGCTAAGTTCGTTGAGTGGATTAAGGCTTCGAAGATTAGGACACGGCTCTTTGCACAGGCAGACCAACAGTATGATGTAGATGCCGCTGACGAACTATTTTCCCTATGGAAAGAACGTCAACAGGTTGTCACTCAAACTGCCGCTAATGAGAAACAACAACGAAAGCAATCTGTTAAATCCGCATCTACAGGCAATGCCCGTGGTAGTGGTGAACAGAGAGCCAAGAAAATCTACAGACGCGCAGACATTATTAAACTAATGCGTACTGACCCCGACAGATACCAAGCACTATCAAATGAGATTATGCAAGCGTATAAAGAAGGGAGGGTACGAAACTAATATTATTATATAGGAAGTATTAAAATGACTGATTCAACTTATCCCGCAATGGGCGGAGCAGTAGATAACACTAGCGCGGCAACTTTTATCCCAGAAATCTGGAGTGACGAAGTTGTTGCCGCTTATCAATCTAACCTTGTATTAGCACCTCTCGTTAAGAAAATGGCTATGGCAGGAAAGAAAGGTGATACCCTTCACATTCCTAAGCCTACTCGTGGTGATGCTCATGCTAAAGCAGAAGGCGCGGCAGTAACCATTCAGAACGCTACTGAGTCTGAAGTACAAGTAGTTATTGACAAGCACTTCGAGTACTCACGTCTAATCGAAGACATCACAGACGTACAAGCACTAGCTTCTCTTCGTCAGTTCTACACTGGTGACGCAGGTTATGCTCTAGCTAAACAAGTAGATTCTGACTTGTTTGCTCTAGGTAAGTCTTTCGGTGACAACGGTGGTGATTACGTTGGTACTGGTACTTACAACTTCGCAGGTAGCACTGGTCTTGAGGCTTACGCTGTAGACTCTGTAGCCGCAGGTGACGTATTCAATGATGCAGGTTTCCGTGAGCTAATTCAAAAAATGGATGATGCTGACGTGCCTATGGACAATCGTTGTCTAGTAGTACCACCATCAATCCGTAACGCTATCATGGGTATCGACCGTTACTCTTCTAGTGATTTCGTAGATGGTAAAGTTGTAAACAATGGTCAAATCGGTAACTTGTATGGTATCGACATCTTTGTTTCTTCTAACTGTCCTGTTATCGAAACTGCCGCCGCTAACAGCGCAGGTGGTGACGTTAAACAAGCTATGTTGTTCCACAAAGACGCAATGGTTCTTGCAGAGCAACAAGGTGTTCGTTCACAAACTCAGTACAAGCAAGAGTTCTTAGGTTCTCTTTACACTGCTGATACTTTGTACGGCACTGCTGTTCTACGTCCAGACGCGGCATTCAACATCGCTGTAAACGCTTAGTAGTACTTAAGGGGTTTCTTCGGAAGCCCCTTTCCCTTTTCTTTTTTATACAATTCTTTTTATTTTTTTTTAACTATAGGAATGTTTCATGGCTATATTCAGAGGTGTAGGTGGCTCAGGAGATTCATCGGACAATTCCTTTCTACAGGAAGTAACTGCTCAGGCTAATGCCGCTAGTGCTTCCGCAGTCCTTGCACAAGCCTCAGCAAACTCTATACTCACGCTTACAGCCGCTACAGGCGCGGCAGGTTCTAGTGCGTCCTATAATGCTTCTACAGGTGTTTTAACAATACCTAGAGGAGACACAGGAGCTACAGGCGCAACGGGAGCTACGGGTGCAACAGGAGCTACAGGAGCGCAAGGTCCTGCGGGTTCTGATGCAAGCGTAACAGCCGCTAATGTTACTGGTGTCCTTACGGGCGGCACTGGTATCTCTATAGCGAGTAATGGTACTATTACCAATGATTCACCAGACCAGACAGTAGCCTTGACAGGTACAGGTGCTACTACAATAACTGGTACATATCCTAACTTTACCATCAATAGTGTAAACACAACGTACATTGTAGGTGATGGTGGTTTAACAACAAATGATTTTACAGACGCTGACCACAGTAAGCTAAATGGTATAGAGGCTAATGCTACTGCTGACCAAACAGGAGCAGAGATAAAGTCAGCCTATGAAGCTGTAGCAGACACTAACGCATTTACTGATGCAGAGAAAACAAAGCTATCAGGTATTGAAGCAAGTGCAGACGTAACGGACACAGCTAATGTAACATCCGCAGGTGCTTTAATGGATTCAGAAGTAACTAACCTAGCGCAGGTTAAGGCTTTTGATTCTTCTGATTATCTAACAACCCATCAAGACATTTCAGGTAAAGCTAACTTATCAGGTGCTACGTTCACAGGTACTATCACAGCACCTAACGTAGACATAAGTACAACAGGCAGTGTTACTACTAATATTGCTACAGGTGGTAATAACGGCAATGCAACAGACGTTAAGGTTGTAAATATAGGAACTGGTTATGGTACTGGTTTTTTTGCAGGGCTTTCTACAACCATTAACATGGGCAGTCAGTCATCTAACGCAAAAAATATATTCAACATAGGTAATGGCACTACTTCAGGAGATGGCGAAAACACCATAAACCTTAAAGGTAATGTTAATGTAGATGGCACTATTACTGGCTGGTCTCCTTATTACAAATCTAGCGAAGTACGGCTCGGTGGCACGACAAGCTACTTGTATTTAAATACATCAGACCAAGACTTAGGTCAATACACTACTATTTATCATCCTACAACACCTGTAGAGACTAGTCGTCATGTTGATGTGGAGTGGTCTACTTATTGGAATTATACTAGCTCAGTAAACGACATAAGATTAACCTTACAGCTTACCGTACCTTCGGGAGCGACAACGCACACATTAGGCACTGTTACAGAGCAATCAACTTCTGGTCCTTATAGCATAAGAACAAGCAGTGAAGAGTGGTACTATGTTTCAGATGATAAAACACATTTATTTACTCAGTTTGGCAGAGTTTCACAGGTTAGCACTGGTGGGTCAATAGAGCATACTATTCGAGCTTCTCAATATGACCCTACCACAAATAGAACTTACTTTTGCTCTACTAATTCTACAGCGGCAATGTCTACAGGCGATACAGCTTATTGGCATCCCTATGCGTGGGAAAGTGCAGGTACAACTCTCATTCAAAGCTACGACATTACTGAAAGATACAGGTCAGGAATTGATAGGAACAAGGTATCTTTTAAACTTGCGTTTACGGATGCTACATTGGCTTTTAAACTAAAAATAAAAGAACTTGCTTCGGGTGATACCGCACAAGTAAGAGACAGTACAGCAAGACTAACAAGCGTGGGGTTATAGGTATGATTGTAGCATACACTAAATTAAACAGTGAAGGTAGGCTAGAGGAAGTAGTCCATCAAGAATGTGCTACTAGGGAAGAAGCTATAGCAGTGGCTGAAGCATTAGTTTTAGCATCAGTAGATAATGATACTATTATGGATGTAATCCGTGGCACTCGATACAGTGATACTGAAATAGTTTATAACGTAATACACGAAATACCTCGATAATTCTTAGGAGAATATTATGGTAACGGAAGAAACAAAACAAGCTGTAGACGTATTCGCGGCATCCACAGGAGTGATGTCACTAGCGGCTTGGTTGCCTCCCGTTGCTAGTATCTTTACTATTATCTGGTTAGGTATTCGTATCTATGAATCAGAAACAGTACAGAAGTTGTTGCCTAAGAAATGAAAAAGTTATTTTGCTTACTAATGCTGTTGTCTTGGGTAGCACTTGGGGACAACGCTCAGGAAGGTAGTTTGAATACGTACCACGGTTCTAACTCGACTACCAACAGTAACAATAATACACAGGATGATTCAGTAAGTAATACGTACAACGGAGCAGGAAGCAGTAGTGAAATACCAGTAGGTTCTGCAATCACTCCTAGTTACATGAGTAATGGTATGGACACCTGCCTTAAGGGTACAGGTGGTTCATTACAAACAGTAGGCGTAGGGTTTAGTAGCGGTACTTATGATGTTGACCCTGAATGTAACAGACGTAGGGACGCTAAGGTACTAGCTGACTTAGGTATGAAGGTAAGTGCAGTAGCACGTATGTGTCAAAGCACTGACGTATGGAAGGCAATGTTTGTATCAGGTACACCTTGTCCCCTACTGAACAACGGTAAGCTAGTCGTAGGTAAACGTGCTATGTTAGTTATGAAACGCCAACCAGATACTTACATACCAGACTACAACAAGAAAACAAAAGATTGGTACAATACTGTATTAAACATAGGAGGAGAGGACACAGATGAAGAAGATACTATTATCTCTATTAGTGCTAAGTTCCGTAGCTCACTCAAGTGAGTATGACGAACTACTAGACTCAAGCACTGCCATAGTCGATAAGATTAACACTGGCATCCTTCTAGTGGGCGCAGGTATGGAGTACGCCAATCAGGGTGACGCTTTGTCTGATGGTACTCTATCTACTACAGCACACATACAGGAAGCACAGGTACAAGCGTACAATACTGCTTTGACTAACTTTGCTACTAACTATCAGCCATACGGTGACGTTAAGGCTGTATTAGAAAACAAGGCTGTAGTAGAACTAGAGCTTATGGACGATGCTATTGATACGTTTACTGAGGCTGTTGTGAATATGTCTACAGCAATACAGGTAGCTGAGAAAGTAGAAGAAGCCAGTACTCCTGACCAAGAAGCTGAAGTGCAGACATTTGTAGTAGACAACGTAGAAGTCCTACAGATTGAACAAGAGACTGTTGACACATACAATCAGTCAGTGGATGACATCGAGACTCATGCTAACAACGCTAGTGCTTATCTAGCTGTAGCTAACTCAGAAGAAGCTGTAGCATTCCTAGAGCAAGGCGTTGAGAATGCTAACACTACAGCGGAACAGACTAACATCTTTTATGACGCTAACGCACAGTGGGTGTCTATGGGTTACAACACTACACGTAACCTAACGGCTGTATACCTTAACGGTAATGACAATATAGGTTTAGACTTATACGTAACAGAGACTGATGTATTAGCCGCAGGTAGCGAGTCAGAGTTCTTTCAAACAGGACCAACGTACTTAGGTTACTCTTGCTTTATGTACGGAACGGAGTGTGTTGAACTATGAGCTTAGCAGATACAGAACTAACAATCGGCGGCGTTAAGCTAAAAGGAATCTACATTGCTGTAGTGTTCTCACTAGCAACAACCATTGGTTCATTCATCTGGGCTTCTAGCAGTTTATACGGAAGACTGGAAGCAGTAGAGGCACAACAGATACCTGATATAAGCCCCATACGTGAGAATCTAGCGACTTTAGGTACACGCCTAGAGACACTACTAAGTCAACAAGAAAAGCTCTTAGAATTGAATACAGACGTTTCTAAGCTATCTAACGATATTGAAGCTATGAAAGCTACGGTAGCTAAAGCAGAAATTATTATTAATGACATCGGCGATACAGAAGTAAAGTTTAAAACATTAACTAAAGAAGTCGAGGATTTGTGGAAGGGTATGGACTACCTTAACTCAAGTCCCTTACAGAGGTAAGCTATGTTAGATAAACTAATTGGACCAGTAACAGGACTACTTGACAAATTCATAGAGGATAAAGACAAGAAGAATGCCATCGCCTTTGAACTTTCGACAATGGCTGAAAAGCACGGGCAGGAGCTTGCGAAAGCGCAACTTGAAGTTAATAAGACAGAAGCGGCACATAAGAGCTTATTTGTGTCGGGTTGGAGACCTGCTGTTGGTTGGACTTGTTGTCTTGGACTTGCGAGTAACTACCTTCTTATCCCGATGGCAAATTTTACGCTTGCTCTTGCCGATTCTACCATTGAAGTCCCTATTTTAGATATGTCAACTATGATGCCAGTACTTATGGGTATGCTTGGTCTAGGTGCTATGCGGACTGTAGAAAAAGCTAAGGGTGTTGGGAGAAATAAGTAATGAGTATGTTTTCGCTTGTCGCGCAAGGATATGAATGGTATGATGATGAATTTTTATCTCCTGAAGAAATAGCTATACGGGAACAGGAAAAAGCGCAACTAGAGGCGTTATATGAAGCCAACAGAAACAAGACGGGTACTAATCGCGCCCCTGTTGGTCTAAAAAAACAATCAGATATAAACATGGCTGAACAAGCCGAAGCCAAAAGAAAAGCTCAAGAAGAAAAAGAAATTAACGAAAGGATGATTCAAGAGAACATAAGATGGGCTAAAGATAACGACCAATGGGACTACGAAAAAAACGAAATTATACCTGACCCATATTATAAAAAACCAGAGGAATTGGGTGGGGCAAAACGAAGAGAAGAAGAAGAAAGAAAAGCAAGAGAACAGGTTTATTATAACGAAGAACGCAAAGGAATGGCGAGTTCTGGACCGGGAATGTCAGAATTTTATGATAAGTTTCCCGACCAGAAGCAAACAAGTTATTTTGCTCCTGAAAATAAAGCCACAGGTGATACACGTAGTTGGGAAGAAATAAAAGAAGACTTTGTATCAGGCGTAGATGATGGTCCTGTGAGTCACAACCCTTATATGGGAGACAGGCTTAAATATCAGGATAAAATTTTAAAGTTTATGTATGGGGACGCTTATACTAATCGTGAAGAAATGGGCGGTAGTATAGGATATAATGTCATGGACGTTCCTGACTACTATACCAACCAGTATAGAGTGCCTTATGATAGTCCCGAAGGAAAAGATTTTGTCATAGACTTTCCTAAAGATATAGAAGGAGCAAAAGCACAAGCAGATGATTTTTATATTGAAAGCCTAACTAGAAGTCTTGAAAACGCCACAACGGATGAAGAAAAAGAAAGCATACAGAAACTTATAAATAATGGTGCGCCTACTTTTAATACAAGAGAAGACTTCCAATCTTATTATGATTTAGGTGTAGATGTTTATCAAAACAAAAAAGAACTTCTTGACAGCGGTGTAGCTGAAGCTGATATTCCTTTTAGTGTTAACAGTGAATTAAAAGATGCTTTACAGATACAAGAAGATGTAATGGCTAATTGGGTTTACTTCGGGGACGGTAGAAACTCATGGGTTGTAAATGACAATGCCGGTTTGTTTTTTAAAGATATAAACAATTATGAGATTTTTAAAGAGGGTGATGCTTATCTCAACACAGGGACTGGTTTTACACGCGGTTCTCTTGAGGGTCTTTTAGAAGACCCTGATTATTTCTTGGGCGGGTTTGGTGAGAATACTTATTGGATTAAAAAACCTGAAGTAATAGAACAGTCTACCTTTTCAAAAAACATGAGTATTGTCTCGGACGTAGTGTCTATACTAGCCCCCCCAGCCGCCCCTATTATTCAAGCGGGTAAAGTAGCGACAGCAGGTGGCGAGCTTGAAGATGTTCTTAAAGCAGGGGGCAAAGCCTATGTAAAAGGTAAAGTAAATGACGTAACTAAGGAATACATATTAGATACTTATGAAGCTATAGATATACCTGTAAGAGAACTTGACCTATACGCTCAATCAAAAATAGTAGACGTTACAAACGATGTTCTTGCGGGGAAATCAGGAACAGAATCGGCAACAGATGCGGTTCAAAGCATTGTATGGAAAAATATAAAAGAAGAAGTAGGTTATACTTTTGAAGAATTTGAATCTAAGTTTGATTTAAACCTACCTGACTTTGGTTTAGATATTGATTTACCAGACATAGACTTACCTGATTTACCTGACTTTGATTTAGATATTGATTTACCTGACTTTGATTTAGACTTACCTGATATTGATTTACCTGACGTAGATATTCCAGACATCAATCTGCCAGATATAGACTTGCCTGATGTAGATTTAAACTTGCCAGACATGCCTGACTTAAATGTAGATTTAGACTTACCTGCTGTAGACTTAGATTTATCAGGAGTAGAAATACCAGAGTTTGATTTTGATTTAGATTTAGAAGGTTTAGATACCGAGGGTCTTGACATAGAAATGCCAGAAATGCCTGACATAGATTTACCTAGTTTAAGATTACCTTCTTTAAATCTAAGAAAACAAGAAAGAGAAGAAAAAGAAAGCGAAGTAGAGGAACTGTTTAGCTCGGAGTTATTTAAGCACGATACTCAAGTTAACTACACACAAGGATTGCTTGCTCCTAAAATAAACTTAAGGAAATTTTAAAAATGACTTACTTACAACTAGTAAACAGTGTACTACGTAGGATGCGTGAAAACGAAACTACTAGTATTGAAAACTCAACGGATAGTTATGTGAAACTAGTGGGTGAGTTTGTCAACGATGCTAGACGTATTGTAGAGGATGCTTGGGATTGGTCAGCACTTAGAAGTACAATCACAGTAACTACAGAAGACAACCTGTTTAGCTACAGTATGACAGGCACTAACAACTCCTTTAAGATACTGGACGTTATTAACGATACGTCAAACTTCTTTATGCGTCCTGCTAGTTCTTCTTGGATGAACAACGCATACCTAGTCCAAGAGCCTACTAAAGGCTCACCTGAGTACTACTCTTGGAATGGTGTGGACGCTAACGGTAATGCTTTAGTTGATGTATATCCTAAGCCAGACCAAGCGTATACGTTACGATTTAACATTGTAGATAGAGCAGATGCATTTACTCTTGACGCAGATAAACTAGTTGTGCCTTCATTAGCAGTAGTGCAGTACGCAGTGGCTTTATCTTCTCGTGAACGTGGAGAGACAGGCGGTACTTCAGCACAGGAACTATTTGCTTTAGCGGACACTACGTTAGCAGATGCAGTAGCGTTTGATGCCGCTAGATTCCCTTCTGAAACTGTATGGACACCTTGCTAATGGCACAACAACTACAGAACATTACAGTACAAGCCCCAGGATTTGCGGGCATTAACAGTCAGGATTCACCTGTATCTATTGACCAGTCCTTTGCGGCTACCGCTAGTAACTGTATTATTGATGAATATGGACGTATAGGGGCACGTAAGGGCTATACGGAAGTATCTACTGATTCTAGTACAGCTACGCAGTTAGGCACTAGTAGAGGCGTAGAAGCTGTACACGAGTACGTTAAACGTGATGGGACTAAGACAGTATTCTCTGCGGGTAACAATAAAATATTCACAGGCACTACAACCTTAACACCTGTAACGCTTCCTGTAGGCTATACAATAACAGCTAACAACTGGAAGATAATTACATTTAACAATGACGTTTATTTCTTCCAACGTGGTCATAAGGCATTAAAAAGTACAGCAGGAAGTACTACTCTTGTAGAAGTAGTAGATGGCTCACACTATGCTCCTGAAGCTAACGAAGTTATAGGTGGCTTTGGTAAACTATGGGCGGCTGATGTATCAGGTAATAAACATACTGTATATTGGTCAGACACTCTTATTGGTATCAACTGGCACGGTGGCACATCAGGTTCATTAGACCTTACTAATGTATTCCCTAGCGGTGACGATGAAGTTGTCGCCTTATCTGTATTTAATAACTTTTTAGTTATATTCTGTAAGCGTTCAATTATTGTTTACTCAGGTGCTAGTAGTCCTGCTAGTATGGTACTACATGACACTGTAGAAGGCGTGGGTTGTATTGCTAGAGACTCCGTACAGCACACAGGTACTGACATTATATTCTTATCTGAAGATGGTGTACGTAGCTTCGGTAGGACTATACAAGAAAAGTCAATGCCTATGCGTGACATTAGTAACAATGTACGTACTGAGTTAACTGCGTTAGTTAGGTCACAGCTTAACCCTATTAAGTCTATCTATAGCGCAGATGAAGCATTCTACTTGTTGTCTCTACAGGACAGTCAGACTGTATACTGCTTTGATATGCGCACTACTTTACCTGATGGAGCTAACAGAGTAACTACATGGGCAAGTGTTAACCCGCGTAGCCTAGCGTTACTACAGGACGGTAGTGTTTACTTTGGTAGGGAAGATGGTATATTTAAGTATGAAGGCTATCAGGACAATGGCTCTTCTTATTTGATGTCGTACTACAGTAACCCACTAAATTTCGGTAACTCTACTAACCTTAAGTTTCTTAAGAAGTTTAACATTACAGTTATTGGTAACGTAGCTTCTAAAACTACACTAGCGTGGGGTTATGACTATGATGGTGGGTTTACTAAGAAAGCCTTTAGTACTGACTTAACTAACACAATTATATCTGAGTTTAATATAGCTGAGTTTAGCATAGGTAAATACACAATAGGCATAGACATACAACGTCCTAAGATTAACACAAGCGGTAGTGGGACTGTAGTAACCATAGGTATCGAATCTACTATTGATGGCGCACCTTATTCAATACAACAAATAGATGTACACGCTCTACTAGGGAGATTAATTTAAATGAGTAATTATACGATAACAACTAACTTCGGAGCAAAAGATAGTCTTCCTTCAGGTAACGCGGGTAAGGTAATTAAAGGCTCTGAGTTTACAACTGAATTTACAAATATACAGACAGCAGTAGCCACTAAGGCTAATATAGTTTCACCCACGTTTACTGGTGCAGTTACCTTTGATGCCGCAGTTACCGTAAACTCTACGGCTACAATCACGGGCGACTTAGCTGTAGATACTAATACATTGTTTGTTGATGTGTCTGAAAATAAAGTAGGTATAGGTACTGATAGTCCTGATTATGCGTTAGATGTAGATGGTACGATTGCCTCAAGAGATGCTTATTTGATTACAGCTAACTCAAGCGGAACTCCTTCAGCAGGTGCGTTTATGTTTAGACCTGCTAGTAATACATTAGCGTTAGGTACAAACTCTACAGAACGTATGCGCATTGACTCACTAGGCAATGTAGGTATAGGTACCAATAACCCACAGAGAAAGCTACACGTTCAAGATGGGGATATTCGCATTGAATCTACTTACCCTCGCTTGTACCTTACAGATACTGACCACAACTCAGACTATTCAATTATTAACAGCAACGGTTCTTTCCTTATTTATGATGATACTAATGCTAGTAATCGTATGGTTAT